GGGATCATTTTTTGTATAGCATCCGAATTGAGAGAACTGTAGAGTAATTAATATTTTCACAAAGGAGAATTTGTGTATAAAAATAGTTTGCTACTGCTATACAAAACTTCAAACTACCTATGTGTTAGTATTTTAATAATTTATTATTAAAAATTACAAAAAAAAATAAAACACCCCATAGGAATTTATCCTATGGGGTATTATTTCTTAGTCTACATTTCTAATTAGTAAAGATTTTACAACTACATCTCTGCCATCAATACATTTAGTACCAGCTGAGATAGAACTTCCAACAGGAACTTCGGATACATTAACTTCCTTAACTCCTTTTTCAGTTACTAACTTAATGATATCATTATTATTCACGATATGAATATTAATGATATTATCAGTCTTAGCTAGTTTAACTACAGAGCTACCAGCTTTAGCTCGTTGGCTTGTAGGTAATGCTGCAATACTGAATTTATTCAAATAACCATTTCTAGTTACTACAATAACATCAGTTACATCTTTACCCGCAACTAAACACATACCATCTACATATTCAACAGTCTTACTGCCAATGGATCTTACACCTCTAGCAGAACGTCGAACTAATGGAATATCTTTAGCAGAAAATCTCAAAGCTTTCTTATCAGAGAAGACAACTACATCTAACGCATCTCCTCCAACAACTATATTCTTAACAAAGTCATTTGCATCTAACTTAGTATAGAATATACCGCTTGCAGTTAATGAAGTGAAATCATCCAATTCCATCTTCTTAATAAAGCCATTATGAGTTAATACCATAATATACATAGCTTGTTTAGAATCTGCAATTTGTTTGATTGCTTCTTCTTGATAGATGGCAATTACATTAGCTGTAATCTTTTTATTCAAGAATCTGATATCAGTACCAGCATTAGATTTATCTGACAAAGGAATCTTATGAACTGGATAAGAATAACACTTACCTCCAGCATCGAATAGAATTACATTATCAGTATTCTTAATCTTGATAACTAATTTAGGGTTATCACCTTTAACTGCTTTGATAGGATCATTCAATCCTACCTTTCTNTCGCCTTCTGGGATATCAGAAGCTTCGGCTTGACTAATTACTCTAGTATTACGTTTCTTACCATATTTAAGTTTATATTCTTTAAGCTCTTGCTTAATTTCTTCATTAAGCTCATGCTCATTACGAATCTTATTAATGTATAAGTCACGCATTTGTTCAAGAGTCTTAGCTCGTTCAATATATCTAGCTAAGTTATGTTTAGATAGATATTTCAATGGAGCATTGATAATTGTCTTAGCTTGAAGATCAGTAATCTTGAATTTCTTAACCATATCATTTATCAACTCTTCATCATTACCAGTTGATTTCTTGATACGATTAATGATTGTATCAATCTCGCCACTAGACATTACTCTGATATATGCATCATATTGATGATAATCAGTCATTGTCTTTTGAAGAAGATTATAATACAATCTAAGCTTTGTTACTTTACGGAAATCGATGAATCGTAGCAAGTATTCTTTATATCCCATATGAACGATTCTTCGTTCACATACGACTTCAAGATTTACACGACAAGATCTTTCCATTGGAGTATATTTGAAGATTGTATCTTTTACAAACTTAGGATCTGCCCCAGGTTTCAATACGATGATACATTCCAATTTATGATCACCATCAGAGTTTTCATAAATATTATGAATTTGAGTGAGAATATTCTTCTCCATCAATTCCTCAATCTTCTCAGTTACAGTATTTAGATATACTAAATCTGGAAGACTATGAATAAACAAAGCTTGTTTACCTTGGAATTCGCCGATATCAATTCGACCACGAACTTTGTAATTACCAAATCCAGAATTAGAAATGGCTGCAAAATCGGTATCGATAATATCGCATTCCATTGGAGAATCAGGAATTAATACTACTTTAGCATTCGGGTTATCAATAAGCTTAATTGTAGCATCAATTACTTCATTGATATTATGCTTAGGAATTTCTACTTTGAAACCTACACTAATACCAAATGATCCATTAATCAAAAGCATTGGTAAATTAGGAGCTAAATATTCTGGAACTTTAAGAGTCCCACTATAATTATCTTCCCAATCTACTACTTGATTAGATTCTTTTAAATCGCCGATAACGGCATCAATTGTAAATTTAGCAAGTTTGGCTTCAGTGTAACGCATAGCCGATGGATTATCACCTTGGAAGTTACCAAAGTTCCCTTGCTTATCAATCAAAGGAATATTATTTTCAAACCAGTTAGTCATAGGTTTCATAGACCCATAGATAGATGTATCACCATGAGGATGATATTTATCCATTACGGTGCCTACAATTGAAGATGACTTAACAGTCTTAGCACCTTTGATATCATTATACATTGCATAAATGATTTTACGTTGAACAGATTTAAATCCATCTCGGAAATCCGGTACAACGCGATATAATGCAGAGTATACTGAGTATAATCTCATATCATCAGTATACTGCTCTAACATATTTACGTCTATTTCTCTACCCACAGTGGTATCCTCCTTACTTATTTAGCTGTTGACGTATTAGTGAAATTTTAGTTCCCACTTATACCTGTATCAAGAGGAATAAAAGGCTATATAGCAGAACTATATAGCCTTGGGTAAATTAACGACTTTTTTCAATGATAATACGATTGATCTTAGTAATATTCATTTGAGCATTATAAGAAGTCAAAACGTATGCAATCTTATCTTCAAGACCTTCAATTACATTTTTGAAAGTTTCATAGATATCAACTGTAACTGTATTGGTTTCTTTATTGTATTCAATAAAGTTACCTACGATTACATTGCCTTTGGATTCTGGATCGTTATTAACATCACTACGAAGAGCGAAGATATTAACATTGATAAGTTTTAGAACTTCACTCCCCAAAACATCAATCATCTTTTCCTTAGTAGCTTCATCCATTTTAGGATTGAATTTTACTGGTACTTCGATACGTACATTGTTGAATTTTGGTTTGTTTGTTCTGCGTTGGTTTCTCATGATTTACCTCTTTTAAATATTAAATAGTTGTTGAGCCGATTCCACCATTACGTGTTTTCTTTGGATACTCAGCATCATTATCTGTTGTTAAGTATTTCAAGAAAATACCTTGGGCGAAATGTTTACCGGCTTCTATAGTTAATACCTTATCAGAATTATTTTTAACTCCAATAATGATATTACCATCATTATCTTCATTGTCTACATAGTCAGCATCAATAACTCCGATAGTAGATTTAATCTGCATATCGTAATTATATCCGAAAGAGCTGCGTGGTGCAATGAATAATACTTCATCTGGATTCATATATGCTTTAAAGTAAGTTGGAATGATTGCAGATTCCCCTGGACCAATTACATAAGTCTTTGGTGCAAAGAAATCATATCCAGCAGAATGATCAGTGCTTCGATGAGGAAATACGAAAGTTAAATCTTCACTAAAATCAATAAACTTATCTTTCACCATTTCAAACTTTCTCATTCTTTTTCCTTTCTTGGAGCAATAAGTGAAGACAACACGAAGGTTGCTCTATAATCAGTACCAAATGAATTATAAATTTTAGCAAGTTCTAAGCAATTAACTTTAGAATTTGCTTTATATAAGAAATATCTATACATGTTTCCATCAAATTGCCAGAATAAGATTGGAATCTTTTGAGTATAAACTACATCAGGTAAGAATAAGCGATGATCTGCATTTAGAGCAATCACTTCTTCTCCATTTAAGATAGATCTATAACCAAAGTTTTCAATAGCAAATATATTTTGTTGCTTTAAGAAATCTATAGTAATCAATCCAGTATTAATTAAAGGATTTAAGTTATTACTTTCATAGATTTCATTCCATACAATGTCTGATGGATCAGAATAAACTGATAATATATACAGATAGAGGCAAATACATGCCATGCTTGGATTAGGATATGTTTGCTTTTCAGCTATCAAATCTACTCCAAGATTATAATCTCTTTTTAAGATCTTATAATGTAGAATGAATGATGTAGCTCTTCCCTTTTCATAGTACGTTTCTATTTCAGGAAACATCTGCATCAAGTCTTCTGTATTTTCGTGACCATCAATCCAAATAACTTTCTTACTACGTTTAATAATAGTACGAACTCGTTCAATAGATTTAGGGTCATTAGCAAAGAATCCGATACCAAGAATTACTACTGTTTCTTTAGTATCTAGAATCTTTAGAATGTCTGTTCTAGAGTAGCGATATGGTACCAACTTTACATTGGTACCATCATCCCACGCTAGATGTTTACGATTATTATAAATAATATTGGCCGCAAACATGCAGTCATGATTATCTTGGTAATAAATAATCATTGTTCTTACCTACTTCTTCTCTCTCAAAAAATAGTTAGAATACATATTGAGTTACATCTACATCCTTCATAAGTTGAAGTTTATCATCCTCAATATCTTTCATCTTATCAAGTTCATATTTAATATCTTCTAAAGTATATCGAATTAGAACCCGATTACCTTTATCACTAGGATCTAATGTAGAATTGAATAGCTGATCACCATTCATCTCACCAAGACCTTTATAACGTGTTACAGATGGTGGACTAACTTTATTAAATTCTTCCATCAAACCATATAAAGATACTACATTACCATCTACTAAGAATTCATTAGGAGACTTAGCAATATATCCTAAGACATATTTGCAAGCATCGATCAATGTTTCACTAAAGTAGATTGTTTGGTACTTAGAATCAACTAAACCTTCAATACCAGTCTTAGTTACTTTTAAGAATGGATATTGAGATTCAATTATTTTCTTAAATTCTTTTGAATCGAATGCTACTTTGTTACTATAAAGAACTAAGATCTTTTCTAGCAACTTAACGTCGATTGCAAAGGAGTTAGCAACTGCATCAATGTCTCTGATATAGTTAGTATTACGATCAAGTAATTTAATTACATCAGATTCAGTTAATTTAGTTTTATTAGCTAGTTCTAACTTATGAATCTTGAAAAATTCTTTTTGGAGATATTTATTATACTCAGTTCTATCTGTAAAGTACTTGATCTTACCATTGATCTTAGCGCCATATAAAGGTGGAACTGTAGCATATAATCTACCAGCAGTAATTAATGGTTGCATATACAATAAGAAAAACTTCAATAGAAGACTTCTAATATGTGCACCATCTGGATCGGCATCTGTAGCGATTATGATCTTTTCCCATTTACATTTTTCAATGTTAAATGAACGACCAAAGCCAGCACCGATAATAGCAGTAATTGCTGCAACTTCTTCATTAGCTGCAACTTTCTCTCTTGTAGCTGCCATAGCATTAACAATCTTACCACGAATAGGGAATAACCCTTGACGAGTATTATCACGATTGTTTTTAGCTGGACCTACGGCGGAATCACCTTCCATGATGAATAGTTCAAGATTCTTCTTACCAGTAGGCTTAATAAATTTCTTAGGTAAACCAGTGATAGTAGAAACTTGTTTTGCTTTTACTTTAACACGTTCATTTTCAGATCGTGTTCTGATTTCTGCAATTTCTTTAAAATACTTACAAATCTTTTGGAGATCATTATTATTTCTCTTAGCCCAATCTTCTAGACTAGCAATAGTAAGATCTCTTACAAAAGGTACCAAGTCGGCATTCGAAATTATCTCTTTAGACTGACCAGTGAATTCTGGAGTCATATGAGAACAAGTAACGATTGCCTTAAGGCCAACTCGAACATCGCTGTTTGTAATATTTAACTTGCTCTTTTCGGACAAGTAGAATTTGTTCATATATTCTCTAAAGAATTTAGACATACCGGAAAGGAAGCCCTCTACATGAGTACCATCTCGTGTAGGGCAGAAGTTCCCGTATGACTTAATGATTTCATTATCATTATCAGAATCAAACGTAAAAGCAATCTCTGCTTTCATCATTTTATCATCACGTAATGCACCAAATCTAATTGGAGCAATGATTGGTTTCTTCATAATAGAAATGAGACCATCCATTAATCCATCTTTATTGATGATTACATCTTTGATTACTCCTCCATCGCGTCGTTTACCGATGAAGTTAATCTTAGCCCCTTGCTTAAGCAATGGAGTTAATGCACTGATCAGATGTAATACATCTTCACAAGTTACAGTAGTTTCGCCCATTACATCTACAATTGGACTGAAAGTTATCTGTGTTCCTTGGCGTCCCTTTTCTTCAGGAAGCTTAGATACTTTAGCAGTTTTTGGGTCACCCCAATGGAATTCAACTCGTTTACCTTTGCCTAAGATATAGGAATCAACAATAAAGAATTCCGCACAAGCATTTGTTACTTTAGCACCTACACCATGTCTACCAGATGAGAATTCACCAGGTTTCTTATTATAGTTAGATGAAGTATGTTGTGAACTGAATACACGAATTAGAGAATCATGTGGAATACCACGGCCATTATCTTTAACCATGAATTCTTGATTCTCTTCACTAAATGCTGTCCATATTTCATCACATGGACTATCATCTTTCATAAGCTCATCAGCTGAGTTCTGAAAGATTTCTCGAATCATATTAATAAAGCCTTTATTACCAGTATACCCAAGATATTGAGTTACAGTTTTTCGTACAGCTTCAGCGAAGTCCTCAATAGTCGTAATTTGGGACTCATAGGATTTGATTTTTTCAATTTGTTCTTTAGATAGTGACATAAGGACCCTCCTACTTAGCTGTTATAATTTTCATTAAAAAATACAAAAGATAATGCCCATAGACTCTTGATAAGTCTATGGGCGAGAATATCTTTTATATATTTAATCTTGCATTATACCACTAAGATTAAAGGGTAACTGTTGTGTCAGTTGTTGTAGTTTCAGCTTGAGCTGCAGGTTGTGCTGGAGCTTGAGGAGCTGGAGCTACTGGTTGTTGAGCAACAGGTGGTTGTTGCATAGCCATTGGAGCAGTCATATTACCTGCGAAGCCAGCAGCGAATGGATTAGCACCGTTAGGAGATGGAGCTACTGGTTGAGTATAGCCTGCAAACATTTGTTGTTGTGGAGCAACTTGTGGTTGTACCATTTGTGGTTGCATTGTAACTACTTGTGCTTGTTGAGCTGCCATGTTAGGATCATAGAAACCTTGAGGAGCTACAGGCACAGTTTGATTATAAACACCATAACGAGCACCATATTGACCATTGAAGATATCTTGATATGCATCAAAGCCATAACGGTTGAACGCTGGGTTAGGGTTTGGAGTTACGAATTGAGAATTGGATACTTGTTTAGTAACTTCTGTGAAGTTTTCTTTAGCCATTTCATAAAGATCTGGGCATTTATCCAATAATGCTAGCATCATCATATATTCAGAGTAGAAGTCTGGAGTGAAGTTGATAGCATATGTTTTCATTTGATTCAAAACATTTTTAATTGCATTAACTGCACTTTGAACTTCTTCTTTGCTAAGCATAGTCAAATCGAATTCAGTGCCACATTGTTTACAACGAACAACGTTACCAGCTACTTTTTCAAGCAAGATTTGAGTTTTGTTTTTATGCGGACATTTAGCACGTGCCATTTCTTCGCCAGTCAAATTCATATTGAATTCGCGTTTTTCTGGTTTCAAGGCCTTTAAATCTTCCGCAGTCATTGGGTCTGTAACAGTCACATCTCGGAACATGTTTTGCGCTGGAACTACAGGACCAACTGGCGCTCCGAATGGTTGCGCG